CCTGACCACTGCTATCAATCGACAAAGCCGCTGTGCCGGTGCTGTTCTGTATGTTGTCAACTTTGATTACGCTGGTCATATCGTTATCCTACTAAAAATCCACTGAGAAAAGCTGTTTCTGCCGCTATAGACCACGAAGTATCGGCTGACACATACACAGTAATTCTGATGTTATCGCCAGCGGCTAATTTAAAAGTATCAGTGGCGGTCAATGTTTGGTAGCTAGATGCGGGCGAGCCTTCAATTGAATATGTTTCGTTGGCTCCACTGATGTCATCGTTTTTAACTATTCGCATTACTATAAAACCAGTACCTACATCATCCACCCTGACAGTTGCGTTAATTTGATAAACGCCAGCAACCCCAACTTCTAAAATACCAGTTGTCGCTGTATATGTTAAATCTCCTTGTAAAAAACAATTTTCATTATCTGTTTTGTCAAAGAGAACCGTGTGTGTCCCGTCCGTAGTTTCTGCTTGTGAACTATCCAAACCTAAACGCCACGCTGGTTTTTGAGGCATTTGAATAGTGCCATTGCTATCAATCGTCATAGCTGACGTGCCGTTGGTGTGTTGCAGTTCTTGTACGCCGATGATGCTTGCCATATCAGTTACCCCGCAATCTCTGTTGCTGAAATGTTGCTTACAAAGCGTTCATTACCATCATCGTCATTGGTGCTAACCGTTGTATTGATATAAAAAGTCCCGGCATATCTTGAATGGATACCAACCTTGTAAGTCACTTGTGATGTAGTATTTGGACTGTCGAAATAAGTGTAGTAACCAACTTCAGCAGTTGATGCGTCATTGTTGTCAGTAAAGGTTCTTGTTAAAGCAGAAATACCAACCTGTGAACTAGAAAAAGAACCGCTGCTTTTTAATGCTGTAGTGTCCCTAAAGAAAAGCATAGCGTGGTCCCAAGTAATATCATCATCGTCAAACTCACCTGCTAAATGACACTCAATTTTAATGATACTGCTGGTCGATGTTGGTGTGATATTCACAGTCAAATCGGTAAACGCTGTATCTGTGTTTGCGTTAAATGCTTGAGTTGCCGCTGTGTCTAACTGCGTGTATTGCACCTGAATAATCCCGCCCTGCGGCATCAGCACTTTGTTGCCGGATGTTTTCGGTGCTATTTCATCTACATATATTTTGCTCATATCAAACCACCGTCAGGTTGCCGTTAACTGTAAGCGTAGCTGCTATGGTCAACGGCCCAGAAGCTAATGCGTTTTCATCTGAATCAATCGTTGTATCAGTATCAAGCTGTTGCTGATGCACACGGAAGATGTCACCGCCGCCAGCGTTAATCTCACCGTTCTCGCCCTTGAATGTACCGCCACCACCGCCAGTGCTAGATGTTACAAGGGCTTTACCTTGAAATACTACATAGAAATCATCAGTACTAGCTATTGTACCTGTCATAGCTAGGCTAGTACCAGATACAGTATAAGCAACCGTTGGTTCTTGACGAACATTGTTTACAAACACCTCAATTTCTGAAGCGTTAGCTACAGGATGGTCTAGTACAAAGGATGTACCGCTTTGTGTGCCGAAGTCCTGATAGGCCATTGCTGTGGTTTGTACTGCTGGTGATAAGCCAAGATAAGGCATTAGGTAATCTCCAAAATGCTCAATGTTGTATCTGCACTGTTTGCAATATCAGACTGTACTTTTAATACATCTGTATCAAGAAGCACTACTTTCTGGTCCCCACCGATTGGCACAAGAGTACCGCCTACAGGAATAGGCGCATCCTTTATTAAGAATACGTTTTTATTTACTTCAGTATCAGATGTGTCGCTTTCTATCTTAACATCGACAGTTATCTGTGATGTTGCAATATTAGCAATAGACATCCCAATAATAGTTGTCTCTGTTCCAGACTTACCTGTGTATATAGTCATATCAGTATTAGCAGCAGTACCACTTCCTGATGCGCCATGTGTAGCAGAGAATGTTTTTAGCTTAAAAGCGTTTGCCATTATTTACTCCTAATGTACACTAATTATACCATAATTTATATGGTTTGTCAAGTACTTTTTATTATCCTAATGCAATAGCTAGTGCAACTGCTGCACCATTTGCGAATGCCTGTGTAGACACGGTTCCTGATTCATCTGCAAATGTGAAGATTCTGTTTGATGTCGGGTCTGTAATGGCAAGAGTAGTTGTAACGCTATCTCCTGTTGTAGAACCATCAAACACAATACCTGTGTCAGACACATTACTAGCTGCACCCAAGCTACCATCTACGTATGCTTTAATAGATTGTTGTGTAGCAAGAGCCGTGTCGCTGTTAGAAGACATATTGTCTTGGTCAAGAATAGCTGTTACTGTTGCGCCAGTAGCGAGTGTCAAGTTTGTACTTGCGGTCAAGTTAGTAAATGTACCTGCCGCTGCACTATTAGCACCAATGGTTGTTCCGTCAATTTCACCACCAGCAATGTCTACTTTAGTAATGTCAACTTCACCAGTGCCGTTTGGTGTAAGTGCACTGTTACCATTAGTATCTGTAGAGGTAATAGCATTGCCATTTAAGTTTAAATTGTCTACCTGCAATTCTGTAATAGCACTACTTGCACCAATTGTAACACCATCAATAGTTCCGCTATCAATATCGGCTTTAGAAATGTTTACTTCGCCTGTGCCATTAGGTGTTAAATTAATATTACCATTGGTATCTGTGCTGATAATAGTGTTACCGTCAACATTAATATTACCAATGGTTGCACCGCTACCATTTAGCTTCAAGCGTTCTGCTGCAGTAGCACCCGCTGACATAGTTTTGAATACCATGTCAAATTCTTCAGATGTAGGTGTCAAACCTGTAGCTACGGATTCAATAACACCGCCTGTTTCAATTGTGCTTGCTGCAGTCTCAGTTGAAAACTCAACACCTACACCAATACCCACAGCAGGTGTGCCTGTGCTTTTAGCTTGCAGCTTTAGTACGTCTGTAACACCGTTGGTAGTAGCATTTTCTACATCAAGTAGAACACCGACATCAGCTTGGTGTGTAAGCGTTACCTCACCGTCAGCACCTAGATTAATAACAGCAGCATCAGAAGATAATGACACATCATCATTTACTACAAGGTCATCATTTACTACAAGGTCATCTGATACTGTAACACCTGTTGATGTAACTTCTAGCTTTGTTGCACCGCCCTGCTGTAATTTAAGACTGCCAGTGCCAGCGTCATTAATAATGCTATCACTTGCATTGTGAAATATTTCTAGGTCATTACCTGTACCAAATCTAATCTTATCATTGTCAATAAGGTCAATGCCTGTGCCAGCAGTAATATTACCGTTGGCTAGTATTTCACTAAGTTCGTTAGCACCAGCTATTTGCCCATCAACATATGCTTTAATTGATTGTTGTGTAGCTAGTGACGTATCACTATCAGACACAAGATTGTCTTCATCAAGGATGGCAGTGACTGTAGCACCGCTTGCCAGTGTCAAATTTGTACTTGCTGTAAGATTAGTAAACGTACCTGCTGCAGCAGAATTAGCACCAACAATTGCCCCATCAATAGCACCTGCATCAATATCTACAGTGGGAAGATTAGCTGTGCCTTGAAGATGTAAGTCTTTAAACTTTAGTCCTGTTGTACCTATATCTAATGTGTTATTACTTTTTGGTTTAATGTCTGTAGTGCTTGCTACAAAATCTTGGGCAGGTCCAAGTACAGTAACAGGACCACCTTCACCAGATGTTCCGTCATGCGTATGACCACTGCTACTATTAAAGGCAGCTTCAATGGCATCATATTCACCATCAAAGTCAGCGGCGTTAATAATGTTACCATCAGCAATATTATTGATGGTATCGGTTCTAGTGTAGCCTGTTCCCATAGTTTTTACCTTCTATCGTTTAATCCATATTCAACTGTCAGTGCATCAATTGAGTATGGTGGGTTTTGGTCATTTGATTCAAACTGAAATGACACTGTAAATCCTGAACCAACAACTTGTGTCTGAAATAGTTTTAGTAGCTTTGTACCAAATCGTGTGACACCAAATGTTCCGCTACCAAAGAAACCAACAGTACCCTGCGTGTTCAAGATGCTAATTGGTGCGGGTTGTATTGTACCCTGACTATCAAAGTCCAACTTCAAACTTACATCAAATGCGACACTACCTTGCGGGTCAGTATACAAAAACAGTTTGTAAAATGTCTTGCGTTTACGTGGGTCACTGATTGGCAAATGCGGTGTAGCAAAGGTAGTTTGAATATTCAAACCATCAAACGAGTTGCCACTTTCCATCTGATATAAGTAGCCATCATCATTTGCAAATAATACTACTTCTACGTTTTGGTTATAGTCACTATCTGCTACGTAAGCCCGTATGCCTCGTGTCTCTGCCCAAGCCATGCCCTCACCACCTTGAGGCGCAAACTGTGTTGCTAGTATACCTTGAGCATTTTCCTGCGTAATATTATTGTTATAACCCAGTATTCTATACTGTGACTTCTCACGAATTACACAACTTGTAAATGACGTGTTTGCAGAAATAAAACCTGTCATTGTATTTTGGATTGTTTTAGATACGGCAGCTAATCCAAAGTCGCCTATTCTATCTGTTCCGCTAAGTAGTCTTAACCCGTCTGGGCCAAGAAACATTACGTCACCACCTATTTCTTGTACAGTATCTGAATCAATACATCCAATGTCTACTGTAATTGGCTGCAGTGAAAAGTCTGCAATGGTAGTGCCTGTTAGCTGGTGAATACTGTTTTCAGTAAAGATAATTAATTGTTGTCTAAACACAGTCAGTGCAGTAATTGTACCACCAACATTTATACTTCCTGAACCATTGGCTGCTGAAAAGTCTGTGTCTGTATACGGCGCAGTAAATGTTACTGTCGTACCTTTAGCAAAGAATAAATGGTTTTTAACTTCTGCTACAAAGGTTGCACCAATTACATCTGTAGGTGCATCTAATAATACTGTAAACGTAGTATTATCATAAAGTGCTGGTTCATTCAACCCATCAACAATTGCAATCTTTTCCGTGCCATTAAAGTTATACTTAGCAAATCTAGTTTTGTTGGCATTTTCTCTGCTTGTTGATAAGAAAGTAATTACTGCATCATCTGCTGGACTACTTGCAAGTGCTGGGTTAATTGCTAATGTAGCACCGCCTGATGACACTGTTGCGTTTGCTGTGACTGTGTATACTAAATCTACACCAGCAATTTTAAATGCATCACCTGCTTGTGGTGCAGAATCCAAACCATCTATTATTAGGCTGCTACCAGTTTGACTAGCACCATTTACAAGTGGTGTACCATAATCAGGCACGTTAATCTTTGTAAAGCCACTGCCACCAGTTTTAAATATGTCAGCATTTTTACAGACAACGGCACTGTCTTCCCATGCTGCAACACCTATAGCTAAATAGTTAGATGTTGTTGTTTTAAAAGTTACAGCCGCTGCATTTGCAGGACTGCTGGCTAATGTAGTTGTAAGAGTTAATGTGGCTCTGTTATTTGTAGCATCGAATGTAACACCACCAGATGCAATAGTATAAGTGCCAGTAACTCCTGCTATTTCTAATGTATCACCAGCAACTGGTGTAGTATGTATTGAAGCTACTATTAAAGTTGTACCGCTTTGACTAGCACCGTGTACTACAGGTGCGCCATAAGGTGGAATAATAGCACTATCGTATTTATCATACCCTTCAATACGTCTGTAACCACCCTCAACAGAAGGCTCAAAGTTACGTAGTATTCGTGCGCTTCCCGGTGCGTTTGTACCTTGCTGCAAAGGGGAAAGGTTTGTTATAAGACCACCACGAAACTCGACTGGATAGGTTTGCCATGCATCCATTGTGATAGCCTCTTAAATACCGAAGCCTGTACTTGCTCCGCCTGTAGCACCAGTAAGCATATACGACCTTACGTATGGTGTTCTATTGATAAGTTGTGAACGCATATGCTTAATACCTTCGTCAAATTTTTCTTTCATTACCAATGCGTCTTGTGTGTTACCTCTAAAAAGATACCCGTAGTGCATTGCACCATCTACAATAATATGTTGAAATCTTTCTGGTATTGTGGGAACGTCTGTCGCTGCAGACAAATCTGTTGGAAAGTTATAATATTCATAGACCAGTTCATAGGCTTTGTTTGGCTCTGGTGTCATAATAAATTTAAGGTCAGGTGCCTGTGCTACTTGGGTAGGCACACCCTGACCAAGAGATGAACTGTACTCTTGTTCTACATATCTATCTAAATAATCTTCGTATGCAATTTCAGTAAGTCGTGTGGTGGCGTTACCTAATGAGGTATTTTCTTTAATACGAAAAGACTTAAAATTAATAACTTTAGCATCTGCAGGAAATGCATAACGGCTAGTATTAGCTACTAAAGTTGTTTCTTGTGTGTTATGATTAAAAGGCCAAAAGTATTCTGATTGATTTAAATATCTAATAGAGGCATTAACTGCATCTTTAGCTTGTGAGTAAAAGCCTGTAGCCGAAGCAAAATTAGCTGAACTGAGTTCTACCTCATTCAGCCTTCTGTTCACTGCATTTACTAAGCCAAGAAAATCATATGCCATGTTATATCCTTAATGAAAGTGAAGGGGCAAGTTGCCCTGCCCCCTCATGTTATGTTAGGCTTGGTCACGTGCTACGTCTGTAGCTTTATCCAGACCGCCAACAGGCATGACTACTGCAAAGACTCGCAGAACGCCAGCACTAATTGTACCTGCAGTTCCTGCAAAAGTAAGCAGCATAGGGTCAGCACCGTCCACAACTTGTGGATTTGCGGTTGCTACAAGTACAGTTGCGTATGTACCTGCGGATGCCCCGTCAATGTCAAAACCGTCTACCCACGCATCTACATCACCACTTTTTGGACCTAAATCCACAGTAGCATCTGACGCAGTGTTGGTCAGAGCAGTTGTAACTTCAATGCCAGCAAACAAACAAATGCAGTTTGCGGGAATATCGAGACATTCAATGGTGCTACCATTGGCATCAATATTCTGGTCAGCGAAGTTGATTGTTTGCTCTATCAAGTATGGTTTTACCCGTGAACTTACACCGTAAGTAGGGCCATGATTAGTATTGGTCGTTGCCAACAGTGTTGTTGTTGCAGCCATTTTTCAATCCTCCCTTAACGTACGTTGTAGATGGCGTTGACAAGAGCCTCTGGACGGAGAACCTTGCGACCATACAAATGCATACCCCGAACAATGTCGGCGAAGCTGTCGGGGTCACGGTATGTTTCGGTCTTGTTAATCTGCTCTGCAGTAGCAACAGCAGAAGAGTGACCAGCAACAATCACACCATAGTTGGATGAATTGGTGTCTGCTTCAGTAGAAGGACCAGTTCCAACAGATGGTAGGTTGTTAGAAACATGAACAGTAAAGCCATGTAATGAACCAGCCATTTGACCATTTTGCAGACCTGAACCACCGAAGTCGGCATTAAACAGCCGTGAGTCTTCGTCTTTCAGAAGTTCTGCAAATACCGGGTCAACTACAAGCCAGCGACCTGTGGTATCCACATTTTGCTGGTCGAGTTTGCGACCCATACGAGCAATCACAGATAGTGGGTTAGCGTTACCAGCAGCAGTAGGTGCTGCAGAGTTACCACTCCGTGCTGCAAGAGCAATAGAGTTACCACCTGAACCAGCGTTAAAGTCACTGGCATCTAGTTTCATGCTTGCAAGCAATTCGTCTGAACCAGCAGTGCTTACAGCTTTTGAACCATTGACGGTTGTATTTGCTGTGTCAGCATTGCTATGTAAAGCTGATTGCGTAAAACCTGACAAGTAGCCAAGAACATCTTGGTCAAACTGGTCAGCAAGACGGTACGCAGCACGGTCACTTGCCAGAGACTGGAAGTTTACGTGGCTGTGTGCCTCTTCAATGTCGTCAACCTTAAATGCAAAGTAGTTAGCTTTGTCAATTGTCAGGCTGAAGTCCTCATCGTCAAGGTCTTGCGGCGTGATTGTTGTACCACGGGCGTAAGCCTTAACTGTAATTTCGGGTTCCTTGATAATCTTAACGGAATCCCCCATTTGTGCAATTTCACCAAAGTAGTCATTGTTGGTGATTGCCTCACAAACAGCGGCCTTGCGGAAAGCAAGTTGCACCTGTTTGGAGTAAATTACGGGAGAAAAATTACCGTTAGGAAGATTACCATAACCACTAGCAGTAGTAAATGCCATGTTAAAATCTCCTAATTTAGCATTTTACAGATGCAAACATTACAAGTCTTAGCAGAGGCTGAATAACGTAGGGTGTGTATTCTAGTTAGGTGGCCGCCCAACTATTCAACAGGCCATGTTTATCAGGTAATCCGAAAGGGTTATTGTTGTTTGCTGATTGTAAATGTAACTAAGTAGCTATCTCAGTTACACTTACCTGACTATAGTTATACTTAAAAATAACTACTTGTCAACTCTTTTTTATATATTTATCTAGCAGAGCCAGATACATCATATACAAACTTACCAGAACGAATAGCTTCCATGATTTCATCTGAACGCTTTTCGTATTCTTGTGCTGACATTTTTTGTACTTGCGACTCTTTTAGGTACGTAGTGCTTTCTTGTTCTTGTGGCTTACTACGTGAGTTCTTTGTAGATACAGACTTAGCTGCAGCTTTATCTGACTTAGGCTTGTCTTTACTAATACCTTTGTCAGCTTTGTACAAATCAATGGCTCTAGCAGCAGAACGTGCATCGTTGTCATTATCATACAATGCATCTTGTACCCACTTAGGCTGTTCTTCAGCCCACTCGTGGAAGTCATCGCTATCACGAATGTCACCAAAGTCTGGGTGAATACGCATTAGTTCTGCTTCAGCTTTTTCTTTAGTGGCACTATTCTGCAACTCATCAATTGCTTTCATACGTTCTTCCAGTGCTGTTGACTGTTCACGTGCTTTCTTCATAGCAATTGTTTCAACGATAGCTGCTACATCTGGGTAGTCTGCTGCCCACTGTTCAATGTCTTCGTCAGACTTAGGCAGTTTCATTTCCTTCTGTGCAGCTTGGCTGAGTTGAGATTTGAGTGCTTCAATTTCTTTCTTTAACTCTTCAGACTGTTGTTGTTGATGCCTACGCAAGTCAGAGTAACGCTTCTTAAATGTTTTTTCTTCTGCGCTAGTAGGTTCAGCTTCTTCTGGTTCAGCAGTAGCCTCTTGCTCTACCTCACCCTTTTGTTCTTTCATCAACTGTTCTAGTTCTTCTTCTTCCATCTTGCGTTTTTCTTCGTTGCTGTATTTACGATTTGCAAACGCAATCTT